GTAAATGACGAAGAACTTCATATTGTATTCGAGGCTTATAATCTGTTATTTCCTACTCAGAAAAAAGCTTTTACTAAATGTGGCTCTTGTGTTAGAGATACCTTAAGTACTGTAACCAAAAATTTAGAATTATTAGAAAAGATATTGGTATAGTCTTTGCCGTTTCTATACCTTTACTAGAGGGACCGTAGTATTTTTTTCATAAATTAGGTCCCTCTTTTTATTTACTTGCGGCCCTAAAATAACTACTCAGATTACTATTCATTGCATAGACATTTGTCCATGAACCGGCTAAACCTGTTGAACTTGTATATATAGCACTTGATGCTCCAGTTGCAAATCCAATCCATTTACTTAGTGCAGTAGACCAAATTATTCTAATAAATACTACTGGAAATAAACTAGCAATTCCAACTAATCCACCTGATCCACCTATATAACCAGTTGTGGTGTTTGTAGTGGCTATTGCTTTATTTTGTGTTGGAGAATAGGCAATCGTTACTATATTTGCTGAGGCTCCACTAAGACTTCCAAGAGTCATAGTTATACCATTTCCATAATACATTGAACCACTTGAGACAATTACTGCATTACCACCATTTTCGTAAAAACTACCAATAAAGTTTTGACTACCAACGGTTATACCTGTCCAATTAGAACCATCTGCAGAATACATAACCCGGTTTGTACCTGATCCAGCGGAAATATATAAATTAGACAATTGATTATAAACTCCAGTTGCTGGTATATGATTTATTGGACCATATGAAGTTTCAGCTGACCAAGTTAATCCGCCATCTGTTGAATATCGGGCATAACCATTTGCTAATGATACTAATCTATAAAGATTTGCTCCACTTCCTTTCTCAATTAAGACTAACTGTTGTCTGGTTGTTACAGTAGAACTGTTAGTCCATATTCGACCGTCACTTGAATATGCCCACCCGCATCTACCTGTTTTGCCTGCACATATGACAAATTTACTTGATGCATTACTATATAATATATCATTTACTGGCCAAATAGTAGGAGTTGAAGCACTTGTAGTAGTAAGCCAATTTACTCCATCATTAGTTAAGATAGGACTTGCAGTTGGATCAACAAATATTGACCCTGGAACTAGTGCAACTACATTATAACTAACTTCATTACCTACTCCTCTAATTATTCCGGTTCCGGTTAATATCATATTATTTCAGTATATTCAATATCTTCTGTCTCTAATGGTTCTATCCAAGGTTCCAATCCCCATTGAGTAGCCATTGTCTCGTCGGTGTCAAATTGAGTCCAGCCGACATTTTCTCCTTCTGGAGTCCATGCAATATTACACCTAAGAACATTAACTCGTTCATTAGTGGTTTTGTCAACCCAATTTCCTTCTTCTTTAAATAATTTGTACATCATAAGTTAAAGTATATTTTATCCAGTTATTGTCCAGCCTTTTGAAGTTACTACTAATCTGTCTCCTGCACTTAGACCGGCTGCACCAGTCGCTGAGGTTATATCTATAGTTTTTGAAACTACAGCTCCGGGTACTACCATATCTGCAAATAGTGTATTTAGTTGAGCGGTTGACATACTTGTATAACTTACATTAATTTGAGGACTTGTTCCTGTCCATTGACCATTACCTGATGTGCCTGACGTACCCTGTCTTAGTCTAACATCAGATAATCTAGAGCGATAGGTAGCAGTACCTTGGAGTTCTAATTTAGTTAACCTTGGATATAGGTCAACCGTTGAGGTAAGTTGAGGAGTAAGAGTTGCAAAAGTAGTTCCATTTTGAAGAGTTGAAGTATTAGTTGTAGATCCAACTTTACCCATATTAGTTACAGTTGTTAAGTTAGGACAGCCTAGCAACATTGATGCTAATCCATTACTTCCTAATGATGTTGTTTGAGTAGTAGGTAGAGTAAGTGAAGTTAAACTTGAACAATTATTAACTAACTGTGTATAATAACTACTAATACTAACTGTTGCTGGCATGGTTAAAGTTCTTAATGAGAAACAATTTTGAAAAGCTAAACTAAAATCGGTACATGCTGACATTGAAGTCGGCATTGTAACTGAGGTTAGGTTATAACAGTCCCTAAATACATTAAGTGCTTGAGTACAGCTATTCATTGTTGCTGGAAATACAATACTGTTTAGTTTCCTGCAGTTCCAAAACATAGCCTCTATAGTAGTGACCCCGGTCATTGAAGTTGGCATTGTAACTGTGGTTAAGTTATGACAACTCTCAGCAAAATAATCGAACGCAGTTACTGAATTAATATTTGCTGGAAAAGTTATACTTTGTAAAGAGTAACACAAGTTAAGTCTACTACTCGCTGACCCAGTAAGAGTCCAACCAGATGGATAAGTAATACTTTGTAAAGAAAAATTATTTCTTAAATCAGGAAAGTTTATTGTAGCTCCAACGGTAGTAGGCAGTGTAATACTTTTTAATTTAACACAACCTGTAATTGATATAGTCCCCGTATATGATGACATTGTAGTAGGTAGAATAAGTGTAACTAAATTAGCACAACTGGTAATTGACATACCAATAAGAATAGAATTTATTGAAGTTGGAAATTTAAGATATTGTAGACTATAATTACCACTAGTAAAACTAAATATACCTTGACTACCTGCAGGTACAGCAGTTCCTCCAAAATAGCTAGGAAAAATCATTGATGATAGATTTTGGCAAGTGCTCCATATACTACTAGTACTGGCTACAAATGTAGTTCCAACTGCTGCACTTGTTGGCCATATAACTGAGGTTAGATTATAACATGCAGTAAATATAGTTGTTATTGTAATAGCTACACCAGTTGCTGTCCAACTTGTAAATTTAATATTTTGTATATTATAACAACTTTGAAAAGCACCAAGATAATTAGTACAACTTGTCAGTGATGGTAGTGTAATATTGTTTAGGTTAGCACAACTTGTAAAAGCATTTTCAAATGTAGTGACTGAATTTAAAGTAGTAGGAAGTGTTACCGAAGTTAAGTTTGCACATAGGTTAAACATATTACTAAAACTATTCATGCCTGTTGCATTACTCGGAAATGTTATTGTTTCTAAAGATCTACAACTATAAAACATTCCATTACATTGACTAAGTGCAGACATTGATGTTGGCATTGTAACTCTAGCTAAACTAACACAATTATAAAATGTCTCACCCATACTCGTAATATTATCACTACTTGCAGGTAGCTTAACGTATTTTAACCAACTAAAACCTGCACCAAAAAAATTTCCAGCTGTGGTTGGACAATAAAAATAAGTATTATAATTAGTTATACCTATACCTTCTCCAAAATAAGCCTCTAGCAAACCAATTGCTGCAAATGGTATTTGAGTTACTCCATTTACTGTGCCTTGTTGAAATAGACACTGGGATATTGTAGCACCAGAGTCTACGTATACTCTTATTTTAAAAGTAGTGTAACCTAGTGTACATGCTGTACCTGATCCAATTGTATAGGTGTGAGCTGTATCAGTTTGGCCAGTTGCTGAAATTGTAGTAGTTACTCCATCTCCCCAATCTATATAGAAGTTTTGTGCGGCTGGTTTTGTATAATTGGTTCTTAGTGTAAATATGGCAGAGCCAATATCATTGACTAAGAACTGACACTCGCTAGCTGCATCAGTAATTGCAATCCAATCTGAAGGTCTTGTCCAAACAGTTGCGGTATTATAGTCTTTAATTCCTGTTATTAATGGTACTTTAAATGACATATTTATATGATTATGTTACGGGTGTTATTATTACGTCTCCTACTATTGCATCAATTGGTGGATATTGTGCATATAAAGTTGCTCCACCAGAAGTTGATGCTATATAAGGAAGTACTCTTGCTAAAAATGCTGTATTTACACTTGCGTTATTTGGAACAAAGTCTACATATGTTGTAGTAAGAATACTTGCATTTACATATGAGTATTCATAATAGGTTGCTCCTAGAGTCCAACTTGCGGCAGTTAATGAAACACTACTTACTCTAACTGATGAACCTCCTCCGCCTCCACTAGTTCCACTAGTACCTGATGTACCTACTCCACTAGTTCCGCTAGATCCTGAACTACCACTTGAACCTGAAGAACCATCAATACCTGATGTACCACTTGATCCTGAAGTACCTACTCCACTTGTACCAGAAGTTCCACTTGAACCGTCTGCTCCACTTGTACCTGAAGTTCCAGAAGAACCACTTGAACCTGAGTCTCCACTAGTTCCAGAAGAACCATTTTGACCTGATGTACCGCTTGAACCATCAATACCTGATGTTCCAGAAGTTCCACTAGAACCATTTGATCCTACACCACTTGTTCCACTAGAACCAGAAGTTCCACTTGAACCTGAGTCTCCACTTGTACCACTAGAACCGTTTATACCTGAGGTACCAGAACTACCACTAGAACCATCTGAACCAGAAGTTCCACTAGAACCTGAAGTTCCACTTGAACCGGAGTCTCCACTTGTACCACTAGATCCATTTTGACCAGATGTTCCACTTGATCCTGATGTACCTGAACCACTAGTTCCTGAAGAACCACTTGAACCTGAAGTACCACTAGAACCTGAGTCTCCACTAGTTCCACTAGAACCATTTTGACCTGAAGTACCAGAAGTTCCAGAAGGAGTTGATGTAATAATAAAAAGTACCTGCTGATTATTTGTAAATGTATAAGTAGATGTAACTAAAGAGACACCTAAACTCCAATATGTGCTATTATCTGTTTTTGAAGTAATTGTCCATGATTGATAATTCGTATGAGCAGCTTGATCTTGTATTGTAAATACTGTACCTATAACAAGGTTAGATATAAAAATATCAATATTATTACTATCTTGATCAACTTCACTAATATTGATTCCAGTTGCACTTGCTTGAGTTACATTATTCCAAAGTAGGTGTCCTGAACCTGGGTCTCCGCTTGTTGAATTATCTTTTGCTTGATAATTAAAAAATGAATTTGACTGTCCATTTGCACCACTTGTACCGCTTGATCCAGAAGTTCCAGATCCACTAGTTCCTGATGAACCACTAGAACCTGAAGTTCCGCTTGAACCTGAGTCTCCACTAGTTCCGCTTGAACCATTTTGACCTGAAGTACCTGAAGAACCATCAATACCTGAAGTACCACTTGAACCTGAAGAACCACTTGAACCTGAAGTACCACTTGAACCTGAAGAACCACTAGAACCAGAAGTTCCGCTTGAACCTGAGTCTCCACTTGTACCACTAGAACCATTTATACCAGAAGTTCCACTTGAACCTGAGTCTCCACTAGTTCCTGAACTACCGCTTAAACCTGAACTACCGCTAGAACCTGAAGTTCCGCTTGAACCTGAACTACCGCTTGAACCTGAAGTTCCAGAACCGCTAGTTCCAGAAGTACCATTATTATCTCCAAAGAAATACCAGGTATTTGTTGCAGTTTTAAGTAAAGTACCTGCACCGTATTGACTAAGAATATCTAAATATCCATTAACTGCATTTATAGTTACACCGACTGCCGCCGATATAGTAACTGTACCTGCTCCTATTCTACTTACTAGTACTTGAGCACCAGTTGGAAAAGCAACACTACTATTTAAAGGAATAGTAACTATCTTGGCTGTTGCAGAATTTATCTCTACTAATTTATTTTGGTCAGTTAAGGCCAATGTATAATCTACGGTTTGTGTATTCGTAAGCACAATATCTGTACTTGCTCCACTTGATCCTGAAGAACCAGAAGTTCCACTAGAACCATTTATACCTGAAGTTCCACTTGATCCATTTTGACCACTAGTTCCTGAAGAACCATCAATACCTGAAGTACCACTAGAACCTGAAGTTCCTGAAGAACCGCTTGAACCTGAAGTTCCGCTTGAACCATTTGTACCACTAGAACCGTTTGTACCACTAGTACCATTTGTACCAGAAGAACCTGAAGTTCCATTTATACCTGATGTGCCGCTTGAACCACTTGAGCCTGAAGTACCACTAGAACCAGAAGTTCCAGAAGATCCGCTTGATCCTGACGTTCCACTTGATCCACTTGAACCTGATGTACCAGAAGAACCTGAAGTTCCATTTATGCCTGATGTACCAGAACTACCATTTAATCCAGAAGTACCGGAACTACCGCTTGATCCTGAAGAACCAGAAGTTCCACTTGAACCTGACGTACCACTTGAACCTGAAGTACCGCTTGAACCAGAAGTTCCACTTGAACCAGATGTACCATTTATACCACTTGTACCTGAACTACCATTTAATCCAGAAGTACCGCTAGAACCAGAAGATCCGCTTGAACCTGAAGTTCCTGATCCGCTAGTTCCGCTTGAACCACTTGAACCAGAACTACCATTTGTACCAGAAGTTCCATTTGTACCACTTGAACCAGACGTACCATTTATTCCACTTGTACCAGAGGTACCACTAGAACCAGGTCCACCACTAGTTCCACTAGTGCCTAGGATAGTTTCTCGTAAAACTCTAAATGTTTGAGTCTCACCAGAGTTATTCATTACCAAGAATACTCCACTTGGATCTCCAGAGTATAGAGGTAATTCGGATATTTTAACGTCTGCCATTGGTCTTCTTTACTATTTTTGTAAGTTTATCTTTGTTCGCCTTATAGATCTTCCATTCATTAACTATTTTAAGGATAGTCCATATGCCAGTAAGGGTCATGATACCTATTTTAATAAAAACTTCGATATCCATTAGGCTAACTGCAAGAGCGCCAGCATTTACTAAGGTAACAGGTTCTTTTACAATTGTTATTAGGGTATCAACTATTTGTGTTATTGTATCTTTCATGTTTCTTTAACCAATGGTTTAATTTTTTTTGATTTTGTTTACTTGGTTTGTACTGCTTATTAAGGCGCACTTGGTCCGTACTTTTCGTAACAATTGTCGCAACCTGTACCGTCGTAATAACCTTGTCCTCCGACGATTGTGTCTGTTCTACCATAACTTTGATTTTTTACTCTACTTGCATATTTAGGTAACGCAAAACCTGTAGTATATCTACCGCTTGCATCTGGATTCATATTATTATTGAAATTACTTTGTAACCAGTCTGGATATAATTGACCTGAATTAAGTACAAGTTGCATCCGTAATCTTTGACCATAGAATTCCATTGTATTTGATACTACTTCTCTAATATATTTAAGATCTTGTAGATCAGAACCTCGGTAACCTTCTCCATCAGAGGTACTTACTGGACCTCTATTATAGATAGGAGTTCTAGAGAAAGGTAGATATTGGAATAGTGCTGCATTAAGAACATAATTTGCAATAAACTCATCTATTAATTCTTGATTTGTTTGAGTAACAGTATTTTGAATTATTTGTTCCTTTAAGATATTATAGAAATGACTTCCTAATATATTTTGCAGGTAAATATCCTGTGCCTGTATTACAAAAGGAACCAGCTTTTCAGGAGTTGTATTTTCTTGAATAGCAGTAAATGCCTTTAATTTAACTTGTGATACGAAAAGTGCTAATGTTGCTGCCATATTATTCTGAGAAAATTTTATTAGGTATAAGACTAAGTGTAATATCTGGATAACCTTTATATTTAAAGATTCTCTGTAACTCGCATAATACTACTTTCTTCATTGGCCGAATCACTGTATAGTCAAAGTGTTGCCATGCAATAAGTATCTCGTCTTTATTATTACCTAGTCCTGAACTGCCTGTTCTGATTCCTAACAGTAGTGGACTTGTGATACCATGTCCGGTTAAGATTCTTGAAGTAACTCGTTCGTCTACTTGTAGGTAGTAGTTATCATTTACACTTGCAAGTGGAGTAATATCTGGTTTATTATCTGATCCTTCTGAAAAGGTAACAAAGAATCGGCCAGCATTTTTTTGTCCTGCAAAGGTAGAGTCTATTTCAGTATAGAATTCCCTCTTACCTTCATCTCCAGGATCTCCAGTTGGGATATTAATCCACATTGAAGGAGTTAATCCATTTGATAAATTAGATAGATGGAATTCACTAACAGATATATCTAATTGAATATCATTAAATGATCCAATATAGTCTGGTAATGGATAGTAAAACTGATCGGGCGCATAACCTTTTACATAGAGTATTTGACTAAGACAACGATCAGTACCTTCAGCTAAACCTTTTTGAGCCTCTTCTTGAGAAAATGCGTAAAACTTTTGTGGCTTAAATTTTCTTGGGTTTTTCCAATCAAAACAGTACCAGTATTCATGACATACATCATCTTCACCAGCATGCGAACTACGAACCTTACTAAAATCTAAGGCATAAACTTCTGATATTGTTTTGGCATCGTTTGACCAAATAATATTAAGAGCAAAACCATTATGTAGTGCAAAGTCTAGACAAATTTTCTCAAGTACTGTATTCCAAGAGTCATATGGATTTGCCCATTTGGTTATGTACTCAGTAGCTGGGTCTCCAGTTGATAAACCTTCTCCTAATACTGCATCGGCTTTTGACTGAATACATCTGCGGTTAATTGCTGACTTATTAAATAAGTCTATTGTAAATAGCGGAAATAAATTATCTCCTCCATAATAAATCCAATCTTTACCTAGTTTTTCATAGATTACTGGTAGTTGAACTGTGTTAAAGGTAAAACCTTTTAAATTTTTCATATTTGTTTTGTTATATTGAGGTGTAGTGGAATTCTCTCTGTATTTTTGCCGGTTGTTCTGTATTTAGTATATCTGTATTTTGAGTTAAGAGATAAAAAGTTTGTTCGTCAGGTTGTGAAACATACACAATTGACTCTAAGTCTTCATTATCTCCAATATAGGTTTCTTCGACTATCTCTTGTGTAACTGGATCATTACTAACTACTTGGAGGTAACCTTGATCTAAAACTCCAGCTACTTCGCTTGACTCGATTGTCCAAGTCCAATGAGCAATACCTGCTTTTCCAAAATAGACACTTGGTTGTCCTGAAGCTGGAGATAAATCCTCTTGAGCTAGAGTAGAGACTCCAGTTATTTGAAAACTTACAGTTCGGCTAGTTGATGCAAACTCTTGAGGATATACTAATACCTTAGGAGTATTATCCATACGATTAGTTATCGTAAGTGTAAATGGTTCTCCTAGTGCAGCGTCAGTCCATAAAATGGAGTCACTTAACTGCAGTTTAAATGTATTAGACCCTATTGAATTTAATATAATCATTAACTCGTATAAATCTTATTTTGTAAGGTTTCATTTGCTGAACTCCAATAGTAACCACCAACTTCTGTTGTACCTGAACTATTAGATACTACTTTAAGATAACCTTGATCAAGAGGACCGGTTACAACCTGATCACTACTTAATATCCATCTATATAATCCTATACCTCTTGTACCAAAGTAGACTAGAGGTCCTCCAGAAGGTGGAGATAAGTCTTCAGCTGCTGCCGTAGAGACTCCAGTTATTTGAAAAGAGACAGTACGATCAGTATATTGATATTCTGATACCCATACTAATTCTTTTGTGATATTACTATAGGCATTTTTAAGCTTCATAGAGAACTCATTACCTAAACAGGTGTCAACCCATGAAATTGAGTCGTTTAATTCAAGTTTAAATGTATTTAGTCCTATCGAATTTAAAATAATCATATAGTATTAAGTAGAAGACGGGCCTCCTCTGCATGATTCTAAATAAAAAAAGAAAGGAGACCCATTTAGGGTCTCCTTCTATAAACCCGATAATGAATATAGGGTTGAATTTGCCGGTAGCGGCAATTATTTATTCTACAGTTATTCCTATAACTACATCTTCTAAAGGAGAAGCAAGTATATAAATAGGATCAGTTTCCATACCTTGTAAGGTAACAGTAAATTGAGCTGCATCAGTAGGTGCAGTACCAGTAACTGCAGTTGATGCAGTAGCTTGAGCTCCACGAACTTTTCCAATCAACCAATAGTTAGAGTTATTATCTAAGAATACAACACTTAATTCGCGATTCTTGATAAGAACTTTAAGTACATTACGTACGTCATTATTTAACTTTGTAAAATTCATTGTTAAGTCTTGAGCGTAGGCAATTGTTCCATTAACTGGACTTACATTTGCAGTTTGTGTAAAAGAAGCTGTATCTTTTGGTAATTCAAATTTAAAGTAGGTACCTGTTCCTGTAATGTTAGCGATTTCATCTGTACCATTAAGCGTAAAGCTAGTAATAGTTCCACCTAAAACCCAAACGGTTCGGACGCCTCCCATTCCTTCGATACAATCTAAAGGAATTCCGGCTGTAATTGTGCATGGCATAATTTCGTTTTGTTTTTTTAGTTTTTATGGTTATGCTAAGTCGTTAGTTACCCAATTTTCAATGAAAGCAACAG